TGCAGACATGATATCGTCACGTTCTTTGATGATCTTTCCTTCTTTACGATGGTACATCCTCATTTCTGCGAACCAGTCGGAAAGATGTTCAAAGACTTTAAACCTGCCCGACTGCATTCTTTGAAGGATATCCATAATACCTGGCTCAACAGAAAAACCCCCGTCAGGATTGCTGAAATGAGAACCAAGCATATTAACACCAAGCCTCCGATACTGTTGAGCAAGAGGTTCACCAGATCCTTTATCGTGTTGCATACCATCATGAGGCCACGCACAAGGAATATAAGCACCTTTAGACTTAATCGAATGGGCATGAGTAACAGGTGTTTCAGCCCTAATAGAATAGGTGTCGTAAACATAAGCCGTATCCGTTTCTCTGTCCCATGCAACCCATACACATGCAAATGGGTGATCCCATCCGAAATCGACTGCACAGATTCTGGGCCAGTATTCTGGAATTGGAAATGAAGGTATCTTGATAGCATCTTCGTCAATTGGGTAAACCAATCCTGAACCAAGGATAGGAATCCCTTTTGATCGCATATTTCTTTCATGCGGTGGAAGGGCAGCAAGGATTTCATTTCTGGTATCTATGTCTAAGTGTGGTGCATCATCCCATGTTGCATGATAAAGCTGTTGTCCTGGTTTAAGATCATTCATGAATTGGGCAACCGTATTAGTCATGCCTTTTTCAGGAGTGAACGTCATGAATATCAAGCCTTGGGTTTTTAAAGTCGCTCTTAAACCTTGAGAATAGATATCTTGAGGAGGTTCTTCGTCTAACCAGACAATATCGACTGCTTTACCCATCCATTGTTCTTTTCCTTGTTCGTAGGATTTGAACCAGATTTTAGAATTCTTTCCTGACTTATGTTTGACTGTAACTGCAGAAATAGCGTTAGGGATGCCTGGAAGCCTGTCTGTGTGAATTATTCTATCTTTCGGTATCAACCCCTTACCCCAATCTTCCAAGTCTCCTGGCTCCCCTAGAAGCTCTGCCTGGACTATATCCCTTGTATTGGCAGTTGTATTACCTGCTGCCCAAACCTTAACTGGAGTATCAAATCTATGCCCTTCCCACCAATCGGGATAGTCTCCTAAAACGTGGATTGCTAATTCTGCTGCACCGCAATAGGTTTTTCCTACTTTGTTTGCTGCCATCAAGAGCCTTTGTTTTGCTCTTTTCTTACCCATATCTCTTGCTTTATGAAACTCCACTTGGTAGCCGTAGGGGTCATAATCGTAAATCCGGTTTGTGGATCTACGTTCTGTTATTTCTGTTAAAATGCCTACGGCTTTTTCTAAATCACTCATTCTAAGATTTTTTGTCCTGAAACTTCTGCACCAAGTCCTGCAAAGTCTTGCTTTTTACCTCCACCTTTGAATTTCTTCTTATATTCAACCTGTTTTCCTTTAACAAACTTTGATAACTCATGTGTTCCTGACTCAAACTTGGATCTTCTGATAGAACGCTCCATAACTTCAGGATCTACTCCAAATGAAGATGCTCTATCCCACATAATTCCTTGTTTTGACGAAACATTAGTCTTTTGAGGTTGCTTCTTTACTAATTTATCTTTGTTAGGAACCTGATCTGGTCTTAATCCTGCTGTTTTGTTTGATTCTACTTCAAACTGTTTGTTATAAACATCTTGTGTATCAATGTTAGACCGTTCTCTTGCTCCTCTTGTGTGTCCTGCATTTGTTAATTCAACAATCTTGTTCTCTTTGATGATGTCTTGACTGATTCTGTTCCTGATTCCTTGAATAAACTTATCCTTCTGTACACTAGGTGGTGCTTTATTCTCAATCTGTAACCAGACTTCTCGCATTGCTGTATGAGTGATCTTTGCTAAAGGTTTCTTGCTCTTAGATTCCTTTAATGCACGTTCCCCCATATCCCTTAATGCATTTACAAACTCCTTCTTATTCGAATTACCGCTTAATTTTGCATCATTCAATGCCTGATACACATATCTTGCTAAATTAAGCGACTTACTGCGGTCTGAAACTCCAAGCTTCTGTATCCTGTTTGCTAGTTCTGGTACTTTTGCTGCCCAAGGTTCCATATTCAGTGGTCGGAGAGGTAAGGCCAGAGGAAGTAACCCTACCCCTCCTTAGATCAGCAGCTTCCTTGAGCCAACTGATCAGTTAAGAGTGTCTGATAACTCATGCTTCTCCAGTTTGTTGTCAATCCATCCAGATTCTTCCAATTTAGCAGGATTAGCATTAGTAGCCTTTGATACAGGTTTTTTATTAAGTAGTAAGTTGGCTTTATCTCTGCCTACTAAACTCACTAATTCTGCTTCTAACTCAGGTACTGTCTTCTTGTCCTCTTCAATTGTTAATTTATCTGTTGCCTTAAAACCTGCCCGATCCATTAAATCCTTTGCACACTGAAACTTGACAGTATCTGAAAGTGAATCTGACATTAATTCCTTCATTGCCTTAAATGCATTCGGTGTGTGATCTACAAACTTCTCTTGCATCCTTTTCTGAATCTGTGAACCTAACTGCCTTTTTAAATTACATGCCTGATTACTGATGTATTTACCTTCCTTGTAACCTGCATCTAAGGCTGCTCTACGGGCATCTCCATGCTCGCAATATGCATCTACAAACCTTTCTCGCATTTCATTACTTGCTTTACTCACTTCTTTCCTAAGTTGCTGTAGTTGTATTTGGTAGTTAAAAACATCTTCTTTAAACTTGGATTCTTCGGATATGTCTCAGATACATGAGATGCATTGTCAGAAGGTTTCCTGTAGTTGTAATAACCCTTACTGAATTTAATTAGTTTCTTTTTAATTGCCTTATACATACTTCTTGCTTGATTCTCTGCTTCCTCAATTCCTAATGCCTTTCTAGACTTAGATTGAAATTCCTTAAATTGAGATTCCTGTTTATCAATACCTAAAACCTTTCTAGCTTTTTTTATGTTACTCATTAGAACACTCAAAGTGTGTATTTACGGATTAAACTCATTCCTGTTGGATCTTTTGCTGTCTCCATTCCAGGTATTGGCATTTTCCCTCCTCCTCCACGGATCTTAATATTCTTTAATTTGGATTTGATCCTTTGAACTATCCCACGTTTTGTGACTTTTTTAGGTTTCTTAGATTCCCTAACTTTTCTTTTTTCAGTTGCTAATTGAGTCCTTGCAGTCCTTTTTAAATCTTCTGCTCTTTTTACAACATCAGAATGTACTGCAAATAGAGTTGCTCCTTTTTCTGGGCCTTGTGTTTTAACTGTAACTGTATTTGATATTCCTATTAAATGACTTCCTTTGTATGTTTTAGGTGTTCCCTTTTTTCTTGTTGCTTCTTTAAATGCTTCTCGTGCTTCATTGTAAATTCCAGAACCTGGAACTAATTCTATTACTCTCTTTAAATCACTAAAAGGAACTTTTTTTGGATACGGTGCTTGCCTTTGTATTGTTGTTAAAAATCTTCTATACGCTTTAGCCTCTGGTCCTAATTTCCTAACTACTGGGTTAACTACTTTTTTAACTACAGGTGTTTTACTTCCTCCAGTTGCTATTGCTGCTCCAGTTAATGCTGAAGTACCTGTTGCTCTTAAAAATGCTCTTCTAGATACATCCTCAGACATCAGTTCGTCTTCTTAAGCTTTCCAGGTATATGCTTCATCATCTTACGCTTAATCTCTTTTAACATTTCATAAATTAGCTATCTCCTATAACAAGTAAAACTACCCCAAAGTAGAGAGGTTGGTAGTCTCTGCTCTTCGAGCAGGACCAGTTTGTTCCCACCCCCTTCCGATAGATGAAATGATATACCCATGGGGTTATTTATTTTCCAGGTGATGTAATCCATGATCTGAGTTTAAACATACTCTATACTTGCTATGCAATACTAACTGCTACAGCAATGATGTGTTTGGTTATAAAGCTAGTACATCCAGCATATAGGACATAGCTAAGAAAGATAGGAATAGTAGTAACAGAATACACTGAGGTATTGTTATATAATCAATATTACATACGAGAGATATACAGTATCTCTAAAGTATATATATATAATACAATACCTATATGTATCTGTAATGTAATATAAGCAAAGATTGATGTAATATGGTTATAATATCCAGCAACTGAAACCTAGTATTTGTTAGGACTTTGAGATAGAGATGATATTCATTACAGTCAACTACGAACACATATTCGGTCTATAATATAACACTGTCAAAGCTGCAATCAGTACAGACAATCATTCAAATTATATGGGTTCGCTATCGCTCACACATTTTGTCTTTCTTTATCAGTCAACCTTATGCCATCACAAGACGTATGCCATTCGTTGAGGGTGTTAATTACAAATGATCCATCTTTATAAGGCATCTAGTTCATAGATTCTTTCTTGCAACTCATGTCATAGTCTTTGCTGTCATTTCGTTTGCATAGTTTATAAAGCTTACCCAGATAGATCATATATCTTCCTTATAGTCAT